CTGGTGCGTTGGTAAAATTCCAAGCATCGGTGAGCAAGGTAGCAAAGGAGTCAAACAACCCTTTCTTCAAGTCAAAGTATGCGTCATTGGCAAACATCTTGTCAACCATCCAAAAGCCATTGAGCGAATGTGGATTGGCAGTCAGTCAGTTTCCCGATGGTGACGCACTAACAACCATCATCGTTCACTCCGAATCAGGTGAGTGGATGGAGTCATCCTACACGATGCCTGTGGCAAAGCAGAACGATCCACAAGCGATGGGTTCTGCCATCACTTACGCACGGAGGTATGCTCTCGGTTCAATCTTGAACCTGAACATTGACGATGACGATGACGGTGAGAAGGCAATGGGTAGAACATCAGCACCGAAGAAAGAAGAACTCACTCCAAAGCATCCGAATTGGGCAAAAGCAATGGAGCATCTCAAGACCGGTGGACTGATGACCGACATCACAAACAAGTACGATGTCTCTCCAGTCAATCAAAAACTATTAATTGGCGAGAAATGAAACATCAACTTCCAACTATTCACTCTTCTTTGACGGAGGACGATTGGCAAGATTTGAGAAGGTCACGCTTCACCGCTTCCGAAATTCACAAACTGATGGGGACTCCGAAAACAAAATCGGAGTTCCTTTCGGAGACGGCAAAGTCCTTCGTGTTTGAGAAAGCAGCGGAGTATCTCACAGGCAACCGAACGGAGATTTATGGTCGTGCTTTGGATTGGGGCAAAGAACACGAGAAAGAAGCGTTCCACTACTTCCAGCAACAAACGGATGACTTCTATACCTACTACGGGGCGGAGACCTACACCTTCATCACCTATGGTCTTTGGGGTGGTTACTCTCCCGATGCACTTGGTGACAAGCTCATTGAAATCAAATGTCCTTTTAATTCAGGCAACCACTTGCAAAACTTCTTCATCAAAAACAACGAGCAACTCAAGAGCAAACGGACGGAGTATTATTGGCAGATGCAGATGGGAATGATTGCAACCGGGTTGACCGAAGGGATTTTCGTTTCCTACGATCCACGAATGCCTGAAGGCAAGAAGGTCACAGGAACGCTCATCACTTTGGATGAGGACTCGCAAGAAATCATTGACGAGAAATTGACATACGCTGGAGAACTATTTTTGTCAATCACAAAATAAATCGTTCATTCACAAAAAGATTCAGAAAATAAATTTGTAATTGTGAAATAAAAGTTGTTTGTTTGAACTATGGCATTAGACATCATCTACCCAATCATCTTGACTCCCATCGCATTTGCGGTGGGATACGGAATCCACGCATTCCGCAAGTCAATGAAGCAAGAACTTCCCGAAGCCAAACCATACGAGTTTGAAAGGGACGAGTACAATCCTGACTGTGACCAATTCAGTCAGGCGATTTACAACCACAAATTCTACAAAGGAAAAGCAAAATGACAACAACAATACTATTTGGATTAACATTCGTCCTATTGGTGTACAAGGTGTATGCTGATGAAAAGAAGTCACAAAGTTACTTGGAAGAAATCTACCGTCTACATCGGATCAACACCGAACTGGAAGGTGAAATGTGGCAGAATCGCATTGACTTGCAAACTGCCACCAACCAATTGAACTTGGCAAAAATGAGTCACGAGAAAACCAAGCAAGAGCTTGAGGACAAAGCGAGGACTTGGGAGAACCAATATAACGCAATCAAGAATGAAAGCGGTCGTAATTAAAGCCACAATCAACTTCATCACCAAGTGGCGAGTGTACTTCGCTGGAGAACTACTCGCCACCTTTGAGAGTGAACAGGACGCACACGATTACGCTAAATTCATAAACGAGCAATGAGCAATAAACAAAGTATGAAACTATACACAGAAGAACAAGTAAGGCAAATGCTCGAAGTATGTCGGGATTCCGATTTATACGACCACATTTTAACATTCGATGACATTTTGAAAACTGAAACCCCCATCGAACTACCAAGTGATGAGGAGATAGAGAAAGAATCTTTTAATTTGTACGCAAATCACAACACATACTCACTTCAGGTTCGTCAATACAAAGCATTTAAGAGAGGCGCAAAATGGATGCGTGATAAAATACAAGGAGGTAGCAATGAATGACAAAATCAAAGACCTATTGTCTACTGCATACAAAACCGATTCAATAGAAAAAAACAAATGGCGTATTGAAAACCGAGAACAACGAAGAGAACAAAGAAAAAAAGAACTTAAAGAACTTATGGAAAAAGAAAAAACAATGAGCAACAATAAACAGAGTAGCGTAGAGTGGTTGGTTGAACAAATCAAAAAAGACATCAATTTGAGATTGAGAGGATTTGATATTGACAAAGCACTTGAACAAGCCGAAGCAATGCGAAAGGATGAAATTAAAAATGCTCAAATGGATATGTTTATTCATCTTAATAATTTGCCTTATGGTTTAGAATATCTTGAAAAACGACAAAGTGCAGAAGATTTTTCACAACAATACTACAACGAAACATTCGGAGGTAACAATGACTAAACAAAGCACATACAACCTGATGTGGGCAATCGCCATCCTTCGTGAGGACTATCACCATTGCTGGAGATATATCGCAGCGGAGATGGGTTGTAGCGAGTGGAAAGCACGGTATCTTTATTCACGGATCAAAAAAGATTTTAAGTTGAAACAATGAATTGATTTGGCTATCTTTGTATAGTTGATTGACAAATGCGGGTTTGTCCAAAATCAAAAAACCTTGCCTTCTTGGTAGATGTGTTCCCGCAGACCTTCTATCACGAGGGCTTTTTTTATGCGGGAAAATGAACACACAAGAAGAAATTTGGAAACCTGTTGCCGAGTGCAATGGGGAGTATTATGTCTCAAGTTGGGGACGGGTTAAAAGTTTGAAGTTTGGCAAGGAACGGATTTTGAAAGAAAGAATGCAAGGGACAGGATTGAAATATCCAGTTGTTTCTTTATGCATTAGATTAACTATTCATCAATTCAAAATTCACAAATTGGTTGCTTTAGCATTTATCCCAAATCCTGACAACAAGCCACAAGTCAATCACAAAGACGGCAATAAGACAAACAATCACATTGACAACCTTGAATGGGTAACTCACCAAGAAAATGTTCAACACGCTTGGGATACAGGATTATTTGAAGGGAAAAGATTGGCTATATCAAAGGCAGTATCAAAAGCACAATCAAAGCCAGTTATTGATATTGTGACAAGCAAGAAATATGATTCCTTAAAATTAGCTTGTTTAGAGAGTGGAGAAAATTATTGGACTCAAGCAAGTCGCATATTTCACAACTCAAAACGCCAACGCTTTTTCTACTTATGAGCAAAGATCCAGCGTTCTTGTTTTATTCTTCGGACTTTTTGACCGGGACATTGTTGATGTCAATGGAGCAGAAAGGCAAGTTCATCACCTTGCTTTGTATCCAACATCAAAAAGGTCACTTATCCGAAAAAGATATGTTGCACATATGTGGTTCATATGACGAAGATGTATTCACCAAATTCCAAAAAGATGAACAAGGCAAGTTCTACAACATCAGGTTGGAAGAGGAGGTTGATAAGCGTAAAGCGTACTCCGAATCAAGGAGAAACAATCGTAAGAAGAAAGAAGATATGAATAACACATCTTCATCATATGTTCAACATATGGAAAATGAAAATGAAAATGAAAATTTAATTGAAAAAAAGAAGGTAGCACGATTCCAAAAACCCACCATTGAACAACTCAAAGAGTATATGAGCGAACAAGGAATGAACGACATTGCAGAGAACTGGTTAAACCATTACGAAGCAAACGGCTGGATGGTCGGAAAGAACAAGATGAAAGATTGGAAAGCGTCAGTCAGGACTTGGAAGATTAATCAAAAAAATAATTCAGCAACTCCACAAGTTGTTCACAAAAAAGTGTTTAATTTGTCGGACTATGAATGAACTTGAAGATTACATACTCGGACAACTTTTATTCTATGAGCAGACAAGAGCTTTGCTTCCAAGAATCAAACACCAATGGTTTGAACAACCCCTTCACCGAGAGGTCATCCAGCGGATGTCGGTTGCTTACTACGGCAACGAGGCAATTGATTATATGTCCTTGACCAAAGGGATGAACAATGATGATAGAATGAGGGTGATTTTCATCGGGCAGAATGTCAGCAATGTAGCGAATGTGAGCAGTTATATTCCCAAGTTGGAAGCCAAGTACCTACACAAGGAGTTCGTTGCTCAAATCGCTTCCATTGACTTGACAATTGATTTGAAAGAGTTGCTCACACAAACTCAAAGCATAATTGACAACACCAAGTTCACAACAATCAACGATCCTGTGAGCATCCACAAGTTGAGCGGTCAAGCCGTTGACAACATCACCCAAGCAATTGAGCGTGGCGATAGGATAACAGGTAAGCAAAGCGGATGGATTTCAATTGATAGAATCTTGGGAGGTTGGAACGCTGGTGATTTGGTGGTGATGGCTGCTCGTCC